CAAAACCAAAAAGTGAACCTACTCAAACTTTTACAAGAGAAGAATGTGAAGAGATGATTGAATTTGCTATTAATCAGCATAATAGAAATGCTGGTTTGATTAGTATGGCACTGGGGTTTGCGTTCATAGCTTTGTTTGCTGATGGATTGTTTAGAGTATTAGGTCTGATACCACCATTCTTAGGTATTGATGTAAGTGTTGTTCAAGATGTGGTAGATAAATTAAAAGATGAAGTGCTGAGACAGATGTGACACCAGCAGATAAGATATTACTATTAGTCATATTGATTTCAGTATTGTCTTTGATGTTTCAGAGTTATGCTATACTAACTGGAAGATATGGTTATAAGAATGAAGTACGTGACAAAAAACGTGCGGAGATTATTCGTAAACAACTGGAAGAAATTATTCATGCGAATGGACGTTCTACAGAAGAGGATTAATCAATTGAAAATTGCAGAGACTATTGATGCGGTTGTACAAAAATACTATGCAGAAAAAGGATTGCCTGTACCTCTATGGAAAAGACACAAGGTTACATGGTGGGATGAGTATCTTATTAGTTTAGGAATGGATCCCAACAACCCATAAATACTAGAGTAGTCAGAATATAGACATGCCTGTAGGCGGAGCACAATGGTATAAAGAACAACCTAGTAATAGGAACTTCTTAAACCCTATTGGTTATCTCCTCAAACTAGAAAAGTTTGAAGGGGTAGATTTCTTTTGTCAAGCAGCAAATGTCCCCGATGTTAACATGCCAACCACGGAAATAGCAAGTCCTTTTAGAAACTTGCCTATTATTCCTGGTGGCGGTGTTAGCTTCGGGGATTTTACTGTGCGTTTTATTGTAGATGAAGACCTCAAAAATTATAATAGCATTCATAAGTGGATGCGTGACAATGGAAATGCTGATCAAATGGCAAGGACCACACCTGAGGCAGATATTTACACCAACGGACAATTGCACATTGTCACATCTCAATACAATCCAGCATTCATTGTAGAGTTTCAGAACTTGTTTCCTGTTGCACTTACTAACTTACAGTTCGATGCTACAATTAGTGATGTAGAATATATTACTGCAGAGGTGACATTCAAGCACCAGCAGTTCTTCATTCGTGATAAAAATCTTAAACCTCTATGAACTTTGAATCTCTTCGTAATAAATTTGAAAAACTGAGAAAAGACTGGGCGGAAGATTCTGCAGTTGACTTTCAATTCAAGAACAAACAGTATACCACAGATCTGGGACAACTCGCTTTAGACATCCCTTTTCAACACAATAAATACTTAAACCATTACACTGACATTCAGCAGATCAAAACCTCGCTGGAGTTTGAGATCCGCAAAGTGGTGAAGGAAAAACGTGAGTATTATTCTGGCGAAGCAGATGCCAAGACTTACGCCGCCAAACCATTTGGATCATCTATCAAGACTTCCGAAAAGATGAAGGTCTATCTAGAGAGTGATGACGAAATCATCAACCTAGAAGCAAAGATCAAATATCTAGAGCAGATGCTTTACTGGCTTGATCAAGTCATGAAGCAAATCTCTAATAGAGGGTTTCAGATCAAGAGTGCCATTGAGTGGGAGAAATTCGTAAATGGACAATGATGACCACCCTCAGTATCAAAAAGAAAAACGAAGTATATGTTACTGTACAGTCTGCTGAGCCTCATGTTCATCATGAGCTCTCGGACTATTTTTCGTTTGAAGTTCCAGAAGCAAAATTCCTAAAGAAGAATCCTAGATACAAATACTGGGACGGAACCATTCGTCTGTACTCTCCTGGTACAGGCGAACTTTATGGTGGTCTGATGAAACACCTACAGGTATGGGCAGATGAAAGACAATATCAAATCGAATATGAAAAAAATGATTGGTATGGAGATGTTACGGAAACAAATGACTTTGTGTCTCCTGCTGGCATCAAAACTTTTATGGACAAAATCACCCGAAAGGGAATTACTCCACGCGCATATCAATACAATGCAGTCTACGAAGCTATAAAATATAATAGAAAACTTTTACTTTCGCCTACTGGTTCTGGAAAGTCTCTGATGATCTATTCCCTCGTCAGATACTATACTGCTACCAACAAGAAGACGCTGATCATCGTCCCTACTACGTCCCTGGTAGAACAGATGGTCAATGACTTTAACGATTACGGGTGGAATGCTGACGATCATGTGCATAAGATTTATTCGGGCAAAGATAAGAATACTGACAAACCAATCATTATTTCCACTTGGCAATCTATCTACAAGTTCCCCAAGAGATACTTTGATGATATTGACTGTGTTATCGGTGATGAGGCACACTTATTTAAGTCAAAGTCCCTCACGGGAATCATGACAAAGTTGCATAACGCAAAGTATCGCTTTGGATTTACTGGAACACTTGACGGTAGCAAGACACATAAGTGGGTATTAGAGGGATTGTTTGGTGATTGTGAACAGGTAACTAAAACAGATGATCTAATCAAAGAAGGTTATCTTAGTAAGTTTAGGATCAAAGTGCTGTTATGTAAACATGCTCCACAGCATTTTGAAACATATCATGATGAAATGGAGTATCTCGTATCTCACCGTGGTAGAAATAACCTCATCAAAAATTTAGTCAAAGATATTGAAGGCAACACTCTAGTGTTGTTTAACTATATCGAGAAGCATGGGGAACCACTTTATGAGTTGATAAATAGCACTATAGATCCATCGCGCAAGTTATTCTTTGTGCATGGTGGTACAGATGTAGAAGACCGAGAAGAAGTTCGTCAGATTACTGAGACTGAGAACAATGCTGTGATCCTTGCGTCATACGGCACCTTCTCCACAGGTATCAACATCAAACGATTACATAATATTATTTTTGCTTCCCCTAGTAAGTCGCGCATCCGCAATCTCCAATCCATCGGACGTGTCCTCAGGAAAGGTGAAGGCAAAGATATTGCAACCTTATATGATATTGCTGACGACATTGGTGGTCAGAACTACACATTGAAACATTTGAACGAAAGAGTTACAATTTACAATGAGGAGAATTTTAAGTATGAGGTTATAAGAGTAAACCTTAGAGCTGGATAATATGGAAGAAGAATTCCTAGCAACAGTAAAATTAATATCTGGAGAGGAAATTGTAGCAAAAGTTTGCTACCTAGAAGACGAAGATAAAGTTCTACTAGAAAACCCTCTCCAAGTTGAGTTAGCTAAACAAAGAAAGGGTCAGTTAGAAGTATCTGGTTTTTCATTTAAAGAATGGGTCAGCGCGACGTTCGATAATATGTTCATTCTCAATAGACAGCATATTATTACAATGACGGAAGTTGATGGTCAGATCCAAGAGTTCTATGAAAAGACTTTACAAAGATTAGAAAATGGAAAGTCTCTTACTGGAAGAGCTAATAAATTACCTAGAGGATCTGGTTACTTAGGATCCGTAAAAGAGATGAAGAAGTCTTTAGAAGATATCTTTAATAAAAGCTAATAGCTACTACTTCTCTTGAACCCTGACAGAGTTAGTCTACTGAGTTTCTGAGCATTTGTCAAGGGTTTACAAAATATCCATGTCGTGATATCATTGATACATGATAATGGTAAGAAAACCATGGCAAGTGCAGTAATGGCAAGAAAAAAGACAGAATACTATGTCAACAATAAAGAGTTCCTTGCTGCGATTACAGAATATCGACAGAAAGTTCTTGCTGCCAAGGAAGCAGGTAAACCTAGACCAAGGGTAACAAACTACTTAGGAGAGTGTTTCCTTAAGATTGCTACGCATTTGTCATATAAACCAAACTTTGTCAACTACATGTTCAGAGAGGACATGATCTGTGACGGCATTGAGAACTGCCTGCAGTACATTGACAACTTTGATCCAGAGAAATCAAAGAATCCGTTTGCTTACTTCACACAAATTATCTACTACGCCTTTCTTCGCCGTATCCAGAAAGAGAAAAAGCAACTAGAGATCAAAGGTAAGATCCTAGAGCGTTCAGGATATGACGAGGTAATGCATACTGACACATATGATGGTAGTATGTCTGGTATGAATGCTTCTTATTCTGACATGGGTAGCATCAAAGAAAATATTGAAACAAGAATGAATCGATGAGTGAACACCCTGAAATTGCTGAACATGAATGGTACACAACCCCCTATGGAGAATTCCGTGTTGAACAGAAACGCTTTGGAACGTGGACTAGCTACAGTAAGGATGGTACGGCGCTCATCACAGGACTTACGAAAGAAGTTGTCGTTAACGGAACGGGATTCCACCTGGAAGGTGTCGCTACTAACTGGGCAAACGCAAGAACATCTAAACCATTCGATGGTGTCGTTGGAGGTAAACTATGAAACCAACTGAAAATTATGAACAACTGATTGAGCGTTTCAACAAAAGGACTGCTCAACTTAACTACAGAGCAGACGAGTTGTATGATTCATACTGTGAATATTTGAGAATTCAGAAAGACTTAGATCGCTTGCAAGGATCTCTTCAGGCGGTAGAATATCTAGCGTATGGCAAACTGCCTGGCGATGGTAATCATGACGGTATGAAGGATCATAAACCACAATGAAAATTGCACTCATTACTGACCAGCACCTTGACGGTCGCAAAGGCAATCTAGCGTTCTGGAATTATTTTCAAAAATTCTATGACGAAATCTTTTTTCCAACACTTGAGAAGAAAGGTGTCAGGACCATCATTGATCTGGGTGACACTTTCGATAATCGAAAGTCTATGGACTATAATACTTTTAACCGTGTTGATACGAATTATTTCCAGAGACTAAAAGATTACGAAGTGCATATGATTTTAGGTAATCACTGTACTTACTATAAGAATACAAACAAGATCAACTCACCAGAACTTCTTCTCGATAAGTATCGTAACATCAGGATTTATTCTGAACCAAAAGAAATTCTTCTTGGTAAGAAAGTATTTTTGATGATGCCTTGGATTAACTCTGGCAATAAAGAAGAATGCCTAAGACTGATTGCTAATAGTGAAGCAGACATTATGTGTGGTCACCTTGAGTGTGATGGTTTTGAAGTCACGCCTGGCATGAAGTTTGAAGGTGGTTTTAAAGTATCTGATTTTAAAAATTTCAAGCGTGTATGGTCTGGACATTTCCATCACAAATCAAAGCATGGTAATGTCCAATACCTAGGCAACCCTTACCAGATGTTCTGGAATGATTATAAAGACACTCGCGGTTTCCATATCTACGATACTGAAAGTGATCGACTTGAGTTTATCAAGAACCCGTTTGAAATCTTCGACAAAATCTTTTATGACGACGCGAGTGTGGACTACAACAAACAAGATGTGTCTAGTTATAAGGACAAGTTCATCAAACTCATTGTCGAAGAGAAGCGAGACTACCAAATGTTTGAAACACTGGTTGATCGTCTTTACAACGTAGGTGCTCACGATGTAAAAATTGTGGAGACTCTAGTCGATGCTGAAGGTATTGACGAAGCAGATCTTGAGACTAAAGATACGATGACTCTCCTCAATGAATACATTGATGAAGTAGAGATTTCCGTAGACAAAACAAATCTCAAGAGTTTGATGAGAACACTATATATTGAGAGTTGTCAGGTTGTCTAATGTATATCATTACACTAGAAGATCATCCCGATGGTGTATTTTCTGTATTTGATGAAGCAGAGGATAGGGTTATACCTATCTGGACAGAAGGAGATGACGCTGAACGCTACTTAATGATGATGGAGGATGATGAAGATTATCCGCCAATGCAGGTTGTGGAGATGGAAGATCATGTTATAATTGGAGCATGTCAAGACCGTGGACAGAAGTTTTCCATCATCACGCCTGACGATTTTTTGATACCACCTGATGATCCTGAAGAATGATTGTATTTGAGAAAATCCGTTGGAAGAACTTTCTTTCTACGGGCAATGTGTTTAGTGAGATTAATCTTACATCATCGAGAACAAATTTAATTGTTGGAACTAACGGAGCAGGTAAGAGCACCATTTTGGATGCCCTTACCTTTTCTTTGTTTGGTAAACCTTTCCGTAAGATCAACAAACCAGCACTAGTCAATAGTATTAATGAAAAGGATTGTTTAGTTGAGATTGAGTTTCGTATTGGCAAGATGCAATACAAAGTTGTTCGTGGTATCAAACCAAACAAGTTTGAAATTACATGCAACGGTCAACTCTGGAATCAGGAGAGTACGCTAGTAGAACAGCAGAAGAATTTTGAGGCAAACGTTCTCAAGATGAATTACAAGTCATTCACACAAATCGTGGTGCTTGGTTCTTCTACTTTTGTTCCTTTCATGCGTTTGCCTATTGCACAGCGTCGTGATATTATTGAGGATATTCTAGACATTCAAGTTTTCTCTACGATGAATGTCATGTTGAAAGACAAAATCAGAGAAAACAACGAAGAGATGCGCGACATTGATTATCAACTTGACTTACTTAAAGATAAGATTGAGTTGCAAAAGCAACACATGCTTTCTTTGCAGCAAAGAACTCAAGAAGAGATTGATCGCAAACAGGAAAAAGTTAAACAGTATAAAAAAACTGAACTCCAAGGTGCCGAAGATGTGTCGATTTTGACACAACAAATCGGAAAACTTAATGAAGAAATGCAGGAGTATCAATCTGCTGGAGAAAAAATCAAGAAGTTAAACACTTTTCTTACTAAAGTTCAAGTAAAAATGAATACATGTAAGAAAGAACACGACTTCTTTGAGAAAAATCATGTGTGTCCTACATGTACACAGGAACTTTCCGATACACTTCGTAACGAAAAGATTCAAATAGGTAAGAATAAACTAGATGAAATGGACCTTGGATTTAAAGAAATCCAGTCTGCCATAGAAGAGGAAGAAACTAGATTTTCTAAGTTCACTGAGTTGTCTACTGAAGTCAACAACATCAACACTAGCATCTCACAGACCAACTTCCAGTTGATGACAATCCGAAAGCAAGTGGAGACACTGCAGGAAGAGATCAAAGAACTAGAAGGAGCAAACCCTGACAAGAAAGCAGAGTTTGATAAACTACAACTTCTTGTAACGAGCAAGAAAGATCTGAGCAAGCAACATGCTAATCTAAAAGAAGACCGAGATGTCTTGACGACAGCAGGTCAACTCCTCAAAGACAATGGTATCAAGACCAGGATTATTAAGACCTATCTTCCTACCATGAACAAGTTGATTAACGATTTCTTACAAAGGATGGAGTTCTATGTCAATTTCACCCTTGACGAGAACTTTGAGGAGCAGATCAAATCTAGATACCGTGATGTGTTTTCTTATGATAGTTTCAGTGAAGGAGAGAAAGCTCGTATTGACATCGCTCTGCTGCTTACTTGGCGTAGTATTGCTAAACTTAAGAATAGCGTGGATACTAACCTCCTCATTCTAGACGAGATCTTTGATGGATCACTTGACCAGTCTGGTACATCTGATCTAGGATGGATTCTTCGTAACTTTGATGATAACACCAAGGTGTTTGTCATCAGTCACAAGCAAGGTCTAGATGACAAATTTGATAGAACGATCACAGTTGATAAGGTCAAGAACTATAGCACTTTGACCGAGACAGTCAATGAAGTGACACATGGGATGGTCGGATGACCATCCTTTTTTTGTATGATGATTCCATCAGCAAAAGAGACCGATGCAATCCCAAGAAATCAAAGGCAACCTGGCACGACTGCTCGCTACCGAGAACCTTATCGTAGAGCATCGCAAGACCCCTACAGCGTCCTTTGACGTTGACCGTCGCGTGCTGACGCTGCCAATGTGGGACAAGGCATCTGGCATCGTCTATGACATGCTCGTAGGTCACGAGGTAGGACATGCACTGTTCACTCCTAATGAAGACTGGCGTGATATTGCTGACTGCCCTAAGGACTTTGTGAATGTTATTGAGGATGCTCGCATCGAGAAACTGATGAAGCGTAAGTTTCCTGGTCTTCGCAAGTCGTTTGCTGGTGGTTACAAGGAACTGAATGATCTTGACTTCTTTGACATTGAAGGTCAAGACATCAGTAAGTTCAGTCTGATCGATCGTATCAATCTGCACTTCAAGGTTGGTGCTGCTGCCATGATCCCCTTCTCTATTGAGGAGCAGGTGTTCGTTGCTCGCACTGATGTTGCAGAGACCTTTGAAGAAGTGCTGCAGATTGCTATTGATGTGTTTGAGTTTTCTAAGCAAGAGAAGGTAGAAGAAGTTCCTCCTGCTACTGCTCAGCAGGGTGAAAGTGAAAGTAACGATGACGAACAATCTGAGCAGCAACAATCTGAACCCAGCGAAGCACCTCAACCTCAAGCAGCGACCAACAATGCTGGTCCGATTGAGAATGAAGACGACGAAGAGGAAGAAGTAGAAGTAGAAGAAGAGGGTCCTGGTGGTGGCGGTGAAACCTCTGAGACCCAGAGTGCATTTGATAGTGCTTCCGAGAAACTGTCATCTTCTTATGGTCGCAATCCAATTTATGTTGAAATTCCTGAAGCAATTGACCTAGATAATATCATCGTTGACTGGACTACTCTGCACGACTGGATTGATAAGAACGCTGTGGAACCAGAAACCTATGAGTATGTCGATAACTTGTATTATGAGTTCCGCAAACAATCTCAGAAGGAGGTAAACTACCTTGTTAAAGAGTTTGAGTGCCGTAAGTCTGCTGACGCTTACGCTCGTGCAGGTCAATCTAAGACTGGTGTGCTTGATACTTCTAAGCTACACACTTACAAGTACAATGACGACATCTTCAAGAAAGTAACTGTTCTTCCTGACGGCAAGAACCACGGTCTGCTGTTTGTTCTTGACTGGTCAGGTTCTATGGCAAATGAACTGATGGCAACTGTCAAGCAGCTGCTGAACTTGACTGCTTTCTGCAAGAAAGTTCAGATCCCGTTTGAAGTGTATGCATTCACCAATGAGTGGGTTGCTGCTAAGCGAGCGATGGCAGGTGAAGTAAACATCATGTCTTATGATTACCCTGGTGTGGAAAAGAATGAAGTTTACATTAACAAAGAATACTTTCACATGATGAACTTCATCTCTTCTCGTTCCAATGCTCGTGATTATGAGCGTCAATGCAAGAACTTGTGGCGTGAAGCATCTGTTTACAAGTCATACAGTGGTTATCAAGCAACCTTTGGTGTTGGTCTTTCTGGTACTCCTTTGAATGAGGCAGTTATCACCATGAACTACATCATTCCTCAGTTCAAAAAGCAGAATGATCTGCAGAAAGTCAACCTCTGTATCTTGTCTGATGGTGAGAGTTGTGCTGCAGCATATGGTCATGAAGTTTACATTGATCATAAAGATGAGTATTCTGTTCGTCCTCGTCGCATTGACTGGTATCAAACCCTTCGTGATCGCAAGACTGGTATTACTTACAGTCAGTTTGACGCTGAGAATGTGACTAATATTTTCATTCAGCAATTGCGTGATCGTAACCCTGACGTAAATGTCATTGGTTTCCGAATTCTTTCTGGTTCTCAACTGCAGAGTTTTGTCAGTCGCTATGCTAGTTTTGATGGTTACTCTCAGGTTCAGAAGCAGTGGAAGAAAGAGAAGTCTGCTATCATCAAAAACCCCACTGCATATACTGCCTTGTACGCTATCTCTAATCACTCTTTGAACGAGAGCACTGACTTCAATGTTGAGAGTGGTGCTAAGAAAGGAGAAATCACCCGAGCATTCAAGAAAATGCTCGGTAGCAAGTCCACGAACAAGAAACTGCTCAGTTCCTTCATTGAGTATGTCGCTTGACGGACTGTCCACTGGGGGTCGCTAAGACCCCACCATGCCCTATACTTATTTCATACGCAACCAACCAATGCCTGCTCGTTCTGATCTGACTACCGCACAACTCTCTGAGTACCTGACCAACCAGTTCGGTCCTGAGATCAATGCTGAAAATGTTCGTTCTGCTTGTGACCACTTCGGTGTCACTTATGCCACTGCTACCAAGCGACTGCGTGATTTCTATGTCAAGCGTGGTACTTGGAACCTGACTGTACAGGAACGCCTTGAGCAAACCTATCAGGCACCTGCTGCTGCTCCTGCTGTTATGGAAGCAGTTGAGCAAAACCTGATCCCTAGCAAGGATGAAAACTATGTGCCTTTTGGCAACTTTTCTGATGTGAAGAAGATCATTCAGTCTCGTATCTTCTACCCGACTTTTATCACTGGTATGTCAGGAAACGGTAAGACTTTCTCTGTTGAGCAAGCATGTGCTGCTCTAAATAGGGAGTTGATCCGTGTGAACATTACCATTGAAACCGACGAGGATGATCTTATTGGTGGTTTCCGTCTTGTTAATGGGGAAACTGTTTGGCATAATGGTCCTGTCATCGAAGCTCTGGAGCGGGGAGCTGTGCTGCTTCTAGATGAAGTTGACCTTGCATCAAACAAGATTCTGTGTCTGCAATCTGTACTGGAAGGCAAGGGTGTCTTTCTGAAGAAGACTGGTCGCTATGTTCAACCTGCTCCTGGTTTTAACGTCATCGCTACTGCCAACACCAAGGGCAAGGGTTCTGATGACGGTCGCTTTATCGGCACCAATGTTCTCAACGAAGCATTCCTTGAGCGTTTTGCACTGACCTTTGAGCAGGAGTATCCCACTCCTGCTGTTGAGAGCAAGATTCTTCTTCGTGTTGCTGCTTCTGTTGGGAAGCATGACGAAGAGTTCTGCAACAACCTTGCCAACTGGGCAGACATCATTCGCCGTACCTTCAAGGATGGTGGTATCGACGAGGTGATCTCTACCCGTCGCCTGGTTCACATCATGCGAGCATATGCTATCTGGGGTGACCGCATGAAAGCAATCAAAGTTTGTGTAAACCGTTTTGATGATGAGACCAAGCAGTCATTCATCGAACTCTATGATAAAATTGATGCTGATGTTTCTACGGAGGAAGAAGATGCCGAATCTAATGACTGATAAGTTTCACGGTTATGTCAATCATCTTGCCGTTCTTGACAGCGGCAAGACGGTTAGGATCCTAGGTGGCGAGGGTCTGAAGTTGTTTGTCAAGGATCTTGACGGCAACCTTGAAGAATGCTACCATGATAACCTACGCCTAATTTGGAATCGCTGATGGCTTTTAAATATGATGAAGATAAACTCCTACAGGAGTTGCGTGATTACATCTCTGGAACCTACAATCAACATTACTCTGCTGGCAATGACAGTATTCAAACGTTAGATCTGATCGAAGCATGTGGTGATGCAGAAGCATTTTGCCGAAGCAATATCCTGAAGTATGCTTCACGCTATGATAAGAAGGGCACTGCTCGTCGGGACATTATCAAGATCCTGCACTACGGTCTCCTCCTTCTCCATTTTTCTGACAAGACTTCTGTTACCGAATCCTATAACCAATGAGTAAAGTTATCCTTTCTAAAAAGACCCTTGATGTCCTCAAAAACTTTTCCACGATCAACTCGTCCATCGTATTCCGAAAGGGAAGCACTGTACGCACTATCAGCAATGCAGAAAACATTCTCGCAAAGTTTACTGGCGAAGAAGTCTTTCCTTCTGACTTCGCAATTTATGATCTCAGTCAGTTTCTTAGCGGTATCTCTCTGTTTAACGATCCTCAGCTCGAGTTCACCTCTAACGATTTCGTTAGCATTCGTGGGGGGCGCACTTCTGCAAAATACTATTTCTCGGATCCTGAGATTACGCTGAAGAGTGCTCCAGAAAAGAATGTACAATTTCCTGGTGCTGATATCCAGTTCAATCTTTCTGGTGATGATCTGATTGCATTGCAGAAAGCATCTGCTGTGTACGGTCTTCCAGACCTTACTTTTCAGTCCGAAGAAGGACTAGATACTATCAAACTTATCCTTCGTGATAAAGAAAATGATACCAGTAATACTTACGATCTCACGGTGGCAGGTTGTGCTACTGGCACCTATTCTCTTGATCTCAAGATTGAAAACATCCGTGTTCTCCCTGGTGACTATTCTGTCAAGGTGTCCAAGCACTTGATTTCTGAATGGACAAACGCTAATGTAGATCTTACTTACTACATTGCATTGGAACCTTGAAGCACATCCTTTTTACCTTAAAAGGTTGCACGAGAGATCTTCTCAACGATGAAGACTTCGTTAGAGATGTAGTTTATACTGCATCTAAAAAGTGCAAGTCTACGTTGCTTGCACTTCATTCACACAAGTTTGATCCTCAGGGTGTAACTTGTGTTGCCATGCTTGCTGAGAGTCATATCAGCATTCACACTTGGCCAGAGAAAGGCATGGCGGTATGTGATATCTTCACATGCGGTGAGCATACTAAACCCAAAAAGGGTGTAGAGTATATGCAAATGATGTTCAATGCCAAGGACATCGTATCTAAATCATTTACCAGACCACTTGAATGAGCAAAGAGTTTCTTTGGGTTGAAAAGTATCGCCCAAATATTGTAGAAGATTGTATTCTTCCTGATAGCATCAAGGAAGTCTTTCAGGGTTTTGTCAACCAGGGGGAGCTACCTAACCTGCTGCTGAGTGGCACTGCAGGTGTGGGCAAAACTACTATAGCTAAAGCATTGTGTGAGGAGATTGGTGCCTCTTACATCGTGATCAATGGATCGGACGAAGGACGCTTCCTAGACACCGTGAGGAACCGCGTGAGGCAGTTTGCCACAACTATCTCTCTGACCTCTGGAGCGTCCCACAAGGTCGTTATCATCGATGAGGCAGACAACACCACTAACGATGTCCAACTGTCTCTCAGGACCGCTGTGGAGGAGTTTCATGGCAACTGTCGTTTCATCTTCACCTGCAACTTCATCAACAAAATCATCGAACCGCTGCACTCACGCTGCACGGTTGTTGACTTCAGGATTAAACCTGAGCAGGCGACTGGTCTACAGGGTCAGTTTTTCACTCGTCTGAAAACTATTCTGGACCATGAGCAGATTAAGTATGAAGATAAAGTTCTCGCTAAACTTACTAAACGTTATTATCCCGATTGGCGTCGCCTTATTAATGAGTGCCAAAGGTATGCCGCTACTGGAAGTATTACTTCTGCTATTCTCGTGGATGTCGCTGATGTTAATCTTGACACTCTTCTAGCATCTCTGAAGAAGAAAGAGTTCACTAATGTAAAGAACTGGGTTGTTCAGAACATGGACAATGATCCCACCATGGTCATGCGTAAAGTGTATGATAGTCTTTATGGTGTATTGAAACCTGCTTCTATTCCTGAAGCAGTTCTAGTTATTGCCAAATACATGAATAGTATTCCGATTGTTCCCGATCAGGAGATCAATCTCTTGGCATGTTTGACTGAGGTTATGATGAGTTGTGAGTTTAAATGACCTTACTCAAATTCATCGAGAAAGAACCTAAATTTATTATGATGGAGGAAATGCTTGAACGACTTAATGGAGAACCAGAACGACAATACAACTGGATACGTAAAAACAACACCAGAAAATGTAGCAGAAGCACATGAAGCATTGTTTCATGCTACAATGAATCTACCTGCTGCTGCCGCTCACTGTGGTATGACGCAGAAACAATTGAAGTTAACCTTTTGGGAATACCTTAAATATCATGCCGCAGACTTTGAAATCCCTGAAGACTCCTCTTCGCTACCCAGGCGGGAAGAGTCGTGCTCTGAGTAAGTTGTTTCAGTATTTTCCTGATCTGTCAGGATATACTCACTACCACGAACCCTTTCTGGGTGGTGGTTCCGTAGCATTAGAAGTCACTAAGCGTTACCCACATCTCAACATTTGGGTCAATGACTTGTATGAACCTCTATATAATTTTTGGCGAGTTCTACAGGACAACGGACATGATCTTAAGAACATCCTCCTCCAACTTAAACAAAGGCACCCTGACCCCGCTTCAGCAAAGCAACTCTTTCTGGATTCTAAGGAATACCTCTCGGGATCTCAGACTACTGTACAGTTTCCTCCATATACTGAGAACATTTGGCGTGCTGTGTCTTTTTATGTTGTCAATAAGTGCAGTTTTTCAGGTCTCACGGAGTCATCATCTTTCTCCAAGCAAGCAAGTGACAGTAATTTCTCGCTAGCAGGTATCGAAAGACTGACTGACTATCAAGCATTGATTGGCAATTGGAAAATTACTAACAAGTCCTATGAATACCTCCTTAGCGATGAGAAGTCAGTCTTCACATACCTTGATCCCCCCTACGAAATTGGATCTAATCTATATGGAAAGCGGGGGAATATGCATAGCGGGTTCAACCATGACCATTTTGCTATCAAGTGTGATCGGTTTATTGGTCCTCAATGTATATCTTATAACTCGTCTCAACTTATTCGTGAGAGGTTTGAAGGGTGGACAGCAGCAGAATTTGCACACACCTACACAATGCGATCCGTAGGGAGTTATAATACTGATCAAGCAGATCGCAAGGAACTCGTCCTTTTGAACTATGAAGTGTGAAGTTAAGCTCTTTGTTGCTGGCAAGATCTTCAAGGAAGAAGTCTATGCCCGTGACTATCAAGAGGCACGAGAGGTTGCGCTAGCTCGCAACCCTAACGCAAAAGTTATTGGAGTGACAGCGAAGTTCTAATGTGGCGGATATGGGCAAAAGCACTAGGTGAAAAGTATGGACGCACAGACAGAGAAGCTGATACTATTGCTGGCATACGCACCCTTATTTTTATTTCTTACTTGGTTACCAACCTTTTTATTATTAGTGGAGTGATTAGACACTGGAATGACGTACCAACTGAAAGACTACCTTTACAGCATCAATCAATCAAAAAAGAATATTCTTGATGGCGACGCTGATGCTGAGCGAGGTTATCCTCCTTATATTATTAACAGGTGTCTCTCTTCTTTTACGGACACTATATTATTTGTCAATGAGATGAATAAGTATCCGAACTTACCAAAGAAGTTACAGTATGACTTTTTGCTAAATAGTGTGAAACCAAGGAAACGTTTCTCTCCTTGGGCACGAAAAGATTCTATTGATTATCTTGATATAGTCAAAGAGTATTATGGTTATAATGACGATAAAGCTCTGCAGGCGCTCAGGATTCTTACCAAGGATCAACTAGATGAGATTAAAAAGGCATTGAGCAAAGGTGGTAAACATGAGCGGTGAAATTGAGATCCAGTGGCGACAGACTGACATGGTAGAAGTCGTCCTGAACGAACCAGATGATTTCCTTAAAGTGAGAGAAACACTGACTAGGATTGGTGTTGCTTCGCGCAAAGAGAAAAAAATCTATCAGTCATGTCATATCTTACATAAGCAAGGCAAGTATTTTATTGTACACTTCAAAGAGTTGTTTGCCCTAGATGGTAAGAAAACAAATCTTTCGCAAAATGATGTGCAGCGTCGCAATCGTATTGTGCAACTCTTAGTTGACTGGGGATTGGTCAGCATTTCTGCATTGAGTCAGGAAAAGATTCTTGATCTTGCTCCACTCAATCAAATTAAAGTGCTTTCATTTAAAGAAAAAAATGATTGGACACTTGAAAGTAAGTACAATATTGGTCGTAAGAAGCAAGAAGTAGAATAAACCGTAGTATTCATGGGGGTTCTCAACACCCCCATGTTTTTTACTATTTGTATAAGTAATAGTGTGAGAGGATGAGGGACGGTTCACCGTCCCACTCTTACGCCAGGATGCCTTCGGGGTCCTACTGTACACGTCGCTTAACAGGACAATGGTAAATTTTACATGGGAAACATATACACCGCATTCAATTGGGTTCGATGAAACATTCAGTAGATTGGAAGCTCTTGCAGGAGCAGGAAAAAGTTATCCTCCTTTCAATGTCATTAATGGATCTGATGGTAGAACAATATTGGAAGTCGCTCTTGCAGGATTTTCAGGAGGAGATATTGAAGTGGAGACAGAACGAAATGTTCTGACAGTCTCTGCTCGTAAAGCTCCGCCTGAGAAAGAACGAGACTATGCACACAAAGGAATTTCATATAGAACATTCTCGAAGAACTGGCAAATGGCAGATGATGTAGAAGTAGAGAATGTTGAATTCATTGATGGATTGCTTACTGTTACTCTAAAGAAAGAATTACCAGAAAAACAGAAGCGAAAGAAGTGGTTCTAAATAGACATGAAGGGCGCTTGACGGTGCCCTTTTTTGGTGGTAAACTAATATCAAACTCAATATAACTATGGCAGTATCAATCGTCACACTAAAGACGGGTGATCGCATCATTACTGAGTTAAAAGAAATCTTTGATGAGGAGGGTACAGACCGTAAAGGTATTTGCCTTCTTATGGAGGATCCTTATATTCTCAATCTTGCAGGCGAGACACCCCAGTATCTTACTGAATCTCATGGTATGGAATACCAAGTTAAGTTTAGTAAGTGGAATCCCTATTCTCCAGACTGGCAGTTTAAGATTCCATATGATTGTGTAATGACAATCAGCAGTGCAGAACCAGGATTAGAACAAGCCTGGAAACAAAAACTACAACCACACGAGGAAACCGATGGCGGATCAAATTGAATTGAAAACAAATCATGATATTCGAGTTGTAAATCTTACAACTGGACAAAATGTTCTTTGTATTTTTGGCGAAGTTCGTAACGATGAAGAGGATAGAGTGCTCGGTTATAGACTACTTTACCCATTCGTTCTGAAACTTGGTGATCCAAATCCAGACGGAACATTGCCTATCGAGTATTCTAGGTGGTGTCCTTATTCTCCTGTTGAAGAGCATCGTATCAGTGGCGAGCATATCATTAGTGTTGTGTTCCCTGACAATGGAATCCTTGATAATTTTGTTACTAAGTTGAAAGAACTTGGTCTAACTGACGAACAACTTTTCTTCCCTGAGGAGGCACCAGATGGAACTGAAGGCGAACCTGCTGAAGTTAGCGAATGAGTGGATCATCGCCCAAGTAGAACCAGTTGAAGGGGACACCTTAACAGGTGACCCTGACGTTTGGTTGATTGAACCCTACTTGGTAGACTACGAAGGTCAACTATGCCCATGGGCAGAGCACGCTGCAGAGCGTGAATTTAATGTCAGGTCTTCTGACATTACTGTTGTGACTAACCCGAGCAAGACGATCCTTGCTCGTTATATTGAATGTCTTGAATGAAGTTTTACACTAGTGTTGAGCAAGCAGGCAACCGTCTTCTTGTCCGTGGTTATGAGAATGGCAATCGCTACAGCGTGAGGGTTCCTTTCAACCCCACGCTGTATTTGCCTACAAAGAATTATTCTGAGTGGCGTACACTAGAAGGTAACTGTGTAGAACCTCATAAGTTTGGATCTATTTCTGAAGCTAGAGAATTTGTTAAGCAGTATAAGGAGGTGGATGATTTTGAAATCCATGGTAACAGTCGATTCTTGTATCAGTATATTGCTGAACAACACCCAGAAGAAGAACTTAAATTTGATTCCACCAAGATTCGTGTGTTCACAATTGATATCGAAACCGCAGCAGAAAACGGTTTTCCAGATATTGAAAGTGCCGATCAGGAGATACTCGCCATCTCAATCAAAGATAGTTTCTCTGGTCGGATTATTGTGTTCGGAGCGAGAGCATTCAATAACAAAGACCCCATGGTGGACTACATGCATTTCCGATCAGAAGAAAGCATGTTGGGCGCATTCCTTGAATACTGGCAGGAAAATTATCCTGACGTAATTACTGGATGGAATGTGCAGTTGTTTGATATGCCGTACATTCATAATCGAATTAATCGTGTGTTGGGTGACAAGTATGTCAAACTTCTGTCGCCTTGGAAACTAGTTTCACAGAGAGAGATTTATATCAAGGGTCGTAAGCAGTTTGCTATTGATACTCTTGGTATCTCCTGCCTTGACTATCTTGAACTGTATAAGAAATTTACTTATACAAACCAAGAGAGTTATCGACTTGATCATATCTGTAATGTAGAACTGGGTGAGAAAAAACTTGATCACTCTGAGTTTGATACATTCAAGGAGTTCTACGAGAACGACTGGCAGAAGTTCATTGAGTACAATATCCACGACGTTCGCTTGGTGGACAAACTGGATGACAAGATGAAACTGATTGAACTGGCATACACTATGGCATACGATGCTAAGGTGAATTATGAAGATGTGTTTAGTCAGGTTCGCATGTGGGATAACTATATTTACTGCGAGCTCTTGAAGAGGAAGATTGCTATTCCTCCTAAGAAAGAAGCGACTAAGACAGAGAAATATGCGGGTGCTTATGTCAAAGAACCGATTCCTGGGTTTTATGATTGGGTGGTCAGTTTTGATCTCAACAGTCTGTATCCTCATCTTATTATGCAATACAATATCTCGCCAGAGACACTCCAAGATACCAGACATCCATCAGTCACCGTTGATAAGATACTTGATAAACAGGTAGAGATTGACGGTGAGTTTGCTGTGTGTGCTAATGGAGCACAGTACAGTAAGGATAAGCATGGATTTCTTCCTCAGATGATGAAGAAGATGTATGACTCTCGTGTCATCTTTAAGAAGAAGATGATTGCTGCCAAGAAAGAGTATGAGAAAACTCCTACGGTTGAACTCATGAAGGAGATTGCGAGATGTAACAATATTCAGATGGCAAAGAAGATTTCTTTGAACTCTGCTTATGGTGCTATCGGCAATGAACACTTCAGGTATTACCGTCTTGCTAACGCTGAGGCGATCACTTTGTCTGGTCAGGTATCAATCCGTTGGATTGAGAACCGTATGAACGGATACCTAAATAAATTGCTTTCTACAGAGGAGGTGGATTATGTCATCGCTAGCGATACCGACTCAATCTATCTTAATCTTGGACCTCTTGTTGATAAATTTTTTGGTGCTAAGTCTGGCGACAAAGCAGCAATTGTGGCGATACTTGACAAGATCTGCCAAGAGAAATTGGAACCTTTTATTGAGAGTTCATATCAAGAACTTGCAGATTACGTGTCGGCATATGACCAGAAAATGAGCATGAAGCGGGAGAATATCGCTGACCGTGGTATTTGGACTGCTAAGAAAAGATACATTCTCAATGTATGGGACAGTGAAGGCGTTAGATATAAAGAACCCAAGATGAAGATCATGGGTCTTGAGACGGCAAGGAGCTCTACTCCTGCGTATTTTAGGGACAAGTTGTATGCAGCGTTTAAGATTATTATCGGCAAGACAAATGATGAACTTATCGATTTCATCAATGATGTTAGAACAGAGACCAGAAACAGACACTACTCAGATGTTGCCTTCCCCAGAGGTTGCAACAACTTGGCAAAGTATCGACACCCAACTGAGATCTATCAGAAAGGAACACCCATCGCTGTAAGGGGTGCTCTTCTTTATAATCACTATGTAAAGAAGTATAAGGTAGAGAACAAGCATCCTCTCATTCAGGAAGGTGAGAAGATCAAGTTCATGTATCTCAAGACACCAAACCCACTACATGAGAATGTGATCAGCTTCTTTGGTGATCTACCAAAGGAGTTTGGTATTGAGAAGTATGTGGACTATCAAACACAATTTGAGAAGTCATTCCTCGAACCATTGAAAAATGTGTTACAATGTATTGGTTGGACCCACGAGAAGACCATTACAATTTCGAGTTTCTTTTCATGAGCAAGAAAATCTATGTAGTCACATGGACTAATCACGTCGTGGGTCAAGTAGGATCCGAGGACATTAAGTGCTTTGAAGACTACAGTACCGCTATGGCATTTGCCAAACTCATGCGGAACGATTATAATTATGTCAACTTTTATGAGGAACAAGTAGATCAATGGGATTCTTAGACACTGTAATTAAAGAAAGTGGAAACGAGTTTGCTGGTTTGGTTAGCGAAGGAATTGCTGCTGGTGACATTACTGATTATGTCGATACTGGCAGTTATATCGTTAACGCCTTGGTTAGTGGTTCGTTGTTTGGCGGGCTTCCTTCCAACAAAGTTACTGCCTTGGCAGGAGAATCAAGCACGGGCAAGACTTTTTTCGCTCTCAGCGTCGTTCGTAATTTCCTCGATGCTAATCCTACAGGTGGTGTCATTTATTTTGAGACTGAATCCGCCATTTCCCGTGACATGATTGAGTCTCGTGGTATCGACTCTAAGCGTATGATTATTATGCCTGTCGCTACCATCGAAGAGTTTAGGACACAGGCATGTAGAATCCTTGATAAGTATCTCAAGGAACCTAAGGACGAGCGTGTTCCTATGATGTTTGTGCTGGACTCTCTTGGTATGCTTTCTACCACAAAGGAGATGGAGGATGTTGCAAACGATAAGCAAGTTCGTGACATGACCAAGAGTCAGTTGATCAAAGGTGCCTTCCGTGTGCTAACATTGAAACTCGGACAAGCTCAAGTGCCTATGATTGTGACCAACCATACATATGATGTGATCGGTTCTTATGTCCCCACTAAGGAGATGGGTGGCGGCACTGGTTT